TCATTCCGTCTATTACGGCTTTCTTTTTGACCGGCTGATGAGGCGGTCTTAGAGTTGTGCCATAAAATCACTTCACAAAAATTTTCAAAAAGTGCTTGACTTTTTATTAGCAGGCTTTCTTTTGGTGACACATATATGATATTATATGGTGACACAAAAGTCAAGAGGTTTTTCATCTTCTTCACGCCTACCTCGTGAAATCAAAAAGGCCCAGCCTTTCGCTGAACCTCTTTCTCATTAAATATAATTGATTTTTATAATCCTAACAGCTGTTTCTTTTTTATTTCAAATTCCTCCTGCGTGATAATCTCCTCATCTAATAATTTCTTATACTTTAGTATTTCATCAGCTCCAGATACTACTTCTACATGATCCCCTTGTTTTTGTTCATTTTGGATTAATGTCAATTCTGTTAATATTTTCTGTAATGTCCCATAATAAACAGAATGCATCATACTTCCAGATTTTATATTCCCATTTGTTATTATATTGATATATATTTCAGGATAAAGAGGGCTTTTCGTAATAAATTTTACTCTCAGTTCTTTTGTAACGCTTTTACTTCTTTTTTCTCCTGTAATTCCACCTACAATAGCCCCGACTCCGCCAAATAAAGCTCCCCCTACAACAGCACGTCCTATTCCCCCTTTACTTACTGTATCGCCATTCTCGATCACTTCATATCCTACCATTTCATCAAAGGAAAACACTGTTCTATATGCTGGAATCTGCCATAAGTGATTCGCATAATCAATATATAAATATTTTTCTACCTTTTTATCTGGTAAAAATATTTTTGTGTATTCCTCTGACTTTTTTATTGCTTCTATGCATCTTCTAATTCTGTCAGACGAAACTTCTTTCCAATTGAGAAGAATTAAACCACTTCTCATTCGACAGTCTTTGCACACAAATCCATCTGCAATTTGCTTATCTCCCTTATGGCTTCCACAAATGCAACAAACTCCGCTCTTTGAAAATAATCCCACACCCATTTCCTCCTCTTATAAGATACAAGCATTATACTGCAAGAGGAGGAAAACAGCAAGCTTATCTCATATTCTCCGGCAATGTATAACTCTCCAGATCGTCCAGGTCATCAAACGTAAAATCCGTATCCGTCGTGTTCAGATCCTCACTTCCATCCTCCAGATACGCAACAGGTACCTTTGCCAGGATACAGTCACGCATTACCACCACACGCCGGCCAATGGTAGACGCCGGATCCTCATTTGTGGTCTGGATGCTGATCGTGGGAGTCTTCCCCTCTTTGACGTACTGCTGGTAAATCGCCAGAGCAGCCGGGCTTACATTATACATAGTTATGCTTCCCTTTCCCTCTGCCGCAACTACCTTATGCTGCTTCATCCGGTGGCCCAGAAGTTTCTTGCCTGTCACCGTAAATTCAATATTGGATTCAATCTTAGAGAGTTCAAAGAAGTACCGGTTCTGTCCGTCTACCGTGATGTAGGCGCTGCCCTCACTTCCAGTCACCAGGTCTTTGATTTTTGTGTAGTTCTTTCCTGACATATTCTTTTCACCTCCTATGACAGATTTACGGTGATGTAAATCTTTTCTACACTGTCCACTGGCTGAGTGAATACATCTACCACCACAGCATCGGAATCTGTTCCTGCATTCACTGTGATATCATCTGTTTCAAAATTCTGGATAGCAGCCATATTCTGAAGTGTGGTAAAATAATCCACCAATGCAGCTTTCAGCAGGGACCGTCCATCTGCGTTGTTATTGACTTTTCCCACATAGTTGCTTTCAAAGATAGTGGAGATATCGTTAGCAATATTATCGATCGTCCTGATAACCCGGTTCTTGGTGAACATCTTGCCTTTTTCTGCCGTTACTGTAGTCAGGGAATTGATATCATACACCACAGTTACGTTCTGGGCGCTGTCCGCTTTGAAGATCAACTTACCCGCTTTGACCGCATTCTCCATCTCTGCCTTTGTCATACGGGGATCCACATCGATAGCACCCACATACTTCATGCCTGTGTTGGAAGTTGTAATGCTGGCCCCCGCTGTAGCTCCTGCTACCCACGCTGTAGTCTCCGCTGCAGTTAGGACTGTGCCGTCTGTCATGACAATCCCCTGTACCACATTGATGATTCCCTCTGAATCCGCCACATGGTTTGCCAGTACTGCCTGACACTTGACACCCTCGTCATCTCTCATAGCCTTAATCCATGTTGTAATCGCAGTCTTATTAGCAGACGCCGTTTCCGGCTCTGTATCGTAAGGGTAGCACAGTGTATTAAACTGCACTGTCTTCAGTTTCTCCAACGCCGTATTGACGGCTTCCGTATTGTGTGTTTCCGGCAGCTTGTAGATCAATACAGTTTTTGCCTTTTTAAGGGCCTCTGTAGCCAGTTTCTTATCATCCGCCGTAGCTTTTTCCGGATATGCCTGTTCTGTGGCTGTGATGGTATACATCTTTCCATCCTCGCCCACAGACATCTCCTGTAAAATCACCACAATACCTCTGTCTCCCGGAGTGATCGACAAGGGCTCGTTTGTCTGGATGTTGATATAGGCCCCGGGTAGTACTTTGTTCTGAGATTCCCATGTGCCTGCCATAGGTTATTCCTCCTTTACATCTGCATTCTGAATCATGGACTGCATCTGCGGTGTGGAATCCTCTCTAAACTCCCGGTAATCCACATCAAACTGAAAATGCAGCACATTATCCTCGATTTTTAAGTTTCTATTTTTAATTTTAAAGCCAGGAGCCATAAATTTTCTTGTCAGCTCCTGGCCCACGCTCCAGCATTCCTCCTGGAGTTCTGCCCGCCCCCCATTCTCTGGGAAATAGAGAACATCCAGGCTGACCGTATTTTTCAGTCGGCCATTGATACCGCGGGAGGGTTCCTGGTCATAGATTGTTACCATAAAACTGGGAACCTTAAAGTTCTGAGGAACATCTTCACGATATACCCTGCAGTTTTTTACTTCCTTTAGCCCCTCAGCAATGGCTTTATACAGTTCACTGATCATGTCGATTCTGTACCGCCTCCACTTCTCTCTTAAAGCATTCAATTAACCTTTTGGAAACATAGTTCTGCGTCTTTTCCAGCAGATGATCTCCCTGTTTGCTTTTAACGTACCCTGTAGTATTTCCATCCTGATCCACAGTGCGATGCCCGTAATTGACATAAGAGGCATAATCCGCACTGTTGACAAGATTTTTAGTAACTCCTCCATCTTTAGAACGCACAGCCGGAGCCGATCGCCAGTTTTTTCGATAAAATCCCGTAATCACCGGTGAATTTTTCTTGGCATACCGCATCCCTTCATTGACTGCCTGATTTAAAACTCGGATGTCAATCTCTCGGATATCGTCCACCATACTCATCAGTTCTTTGCGATACTGGTCAATAAACGCTTTATTCCTTCTGTAATTACTGCTGCTCATGCATTATCATCCCTCTTCACTTCGCACTGCCACTGATAGGTATATGGATGGCACTCTCCCAAGGAGACCTCGACTGTCTTTCCAGTTCTCATCGTGATCACCAACTGATCGCCTTCCTGCACATCCTCATCCAGACCGCAGAAAAGCTTATAACTGTTCTGTATGGATGGGTTCGGTGTACCAGTCTGAACCTGTCCGGAAGAACTGTAGCGGCATGGGCGGCCCTCTGCCACCAGAAACAGTTCACTTCTGGTATAACCGTCCTTTTCTACTTCGTGCCAGCGTTTCACTGTCATTTTTGCATCATACATCACTGCATATGGATTAAACATAGCCCCTCAACCTCCTGTGGCGCCTCAAGGCTGCTTTATCACTGTCAGACAGTCCATAAATACTGGCTTTTGTATTTCCATCCGTCTGCGCCCAGGTAATGCTCCCATCCCCTTCCTTGATGCTGGCTACCTCCGGCTGATATCCGGTTCCATTGGCCGCTTCATAATCCAGGATACCTTTTACCTTTCTTCGTATAATCGGTTCCAGGATATCTGGGATACATTCGCGAGGCAGGTTACAGTAATCACATACCATCAGGACCATATCAGAAATTAAAATAGTGTGCTCCCCTGAGCCTAAGGCCAGATTCCTTTCCACTGCCCCCAACATCTCAGAAAACGTCATGGCAGCCTCCTTATTTTGCAATGATCCCGGCATCCCGGAGAGACTTAAGCAAGGCATTAAACTCTGTCTGGGTCGGAGCGGCAGG